TCTGGGAGTAGTTCACCCCGTCCGTGCTAGCGTACACCGCCGCACCGGCGAAGTTGGAGATGGCGGAATTGGACGCCGCCGTCATGTACACGCCGATCTGATCGACGTGCTCTGCGGCCAAAGCAGGCGCATCCTGGATCATGACTTCTGCGGGTGCCGTAAACGCAGGCGGCGGGGACTCATTTAGCCGTGCTCCGCACTCCACCGCCTCATCGGCGTCCTCCATACCGACCAGAAGCCCCTTGACTTCCAGCATATGGTTCGCACCTTCGCTGACTTCCTGGACGCGGACGGAGTACGTATTGCCGTCGTACGGAAAGGAGATGACGTCGTTTTCCTCTACGTGGAAGTAGCGGGGCGGGAGGGTGACTTCCATCTGCATCCGTTCGGCGTACCCACGCCAGAGGCGGGTCGCAGCGAGGTTGACGGCGTCACTGGGGTGCATGACCATAGGGATGTCGAGCGTCAGCACCTGGTTTGTATTGGCGTCATTCCTCACCGCTCGCTGGGAGCCTCGCTGCCAGTCGATCGTGGGGTCTTGGAAGCTGACGTTGACTTCTCTCGGCAAATCGAACCCACTGGGGTCGCTGAGTCTAAACGGCCGCGACGACACACCGTCGCCCTCGGCAGCCGCCAGATCGCCGGCGAGCACTTCAATCTCCGTCTCCGCACCGATGGCGAAGAACCGCAGGGAGCTGTTGCTCTCCTGGACCAGCAGGTCGTACGCCTGCATAATGGGTTCGATGGCCTTGATTGTCTCTGTAGGCCCCGTCAGCGAGTAGCCGCGGATGGAGTGAGGCACGGCATCGACGTTGTAATTGCCCGCATCGAACGACACCCCGGCCCGCTCCAGCAAATTGGAGATGCCTGCCGCGCAGGACTCATGGGTCTGGGCACGAACCAGGAAGCTGAATTGCGGACATCGGTTGCCCCAGTCCCGCAACAGCATCGCCTTGATCACCACCACGGCGGTATCTTTGAATGCGGGCACATTACCAGCACCCATATAGGACTCGATGATGGAGTCGGGCGTGTTGTTCGCCCCGTTGTAGATGCGGATGAGCTTGACGCGGTTGTCCCAGATGCCGTTGCCGCCTGCGGGGGACACCAGCTCCACCGTATCCCCCGTATGTGCTTCCCTCTCCAACCCAGGCCGCTCGATGACCAGGGTACCATCCCCTCCAGCGAAGTCCTCCGCTACTTTGTAGAGGTCATGACCGGGAATCTTGATCCAGTCACCCTTCAGGAAAGCCCCGGTGCCGCCCGTCACGTTCAGGTTCTCGTCACCAATGGGCTGAAATTCACTGAGGGTGTACCCGGTGGCCGTGCCGCCGACGTGTAGTGAGCCGTCCTCGTCGTAGATGAGCTTGCTATCCGCCCAGATCTTGGTGATGCCGTCGATGGGCCCTTCGCACACGCCGATGGCCAGGTCCAGGTAGTAGTCGTACGTGGTCTGCTTCGCACCGCCCCCGCCGCCCTTGCCGCCCTCGACGGGCTCTTCACGCTTCACCTCGATCAGCGGGGACATCCAGATGAGTGTGCCGGCCACGCGGTTCTCCGCACCCAGGCAGTAGTGCATGCCCGAGCCCTCGCTGGCCGTCTGCATAGGCAGGTCGTCCAGCCGTGGGCCCTTCTGGTCCTGGGACGGCATGAGCATGGGGTAGATGTACGTGCTGTCCACGTACGCACCCGCCGCCACACCCACCGCCGTGCCGACCGCGGAGCCGATGGCGAATCCGCCCGTCGCAGCCGCCGTGGCCGTGGCGGCCGTGCCACCGAACAGAGCCCCGCCCACGGCCGAACCGATCCAGCTAAACAAAGGTACGAGTGCGACTACCGCCATGAAAACCTCATCGTGTTTAATTCGCCCGGGAAGCGGAAACAGACAGCGAGTCGCTGCCTCCAGAAGTCGTCCATGCGATGCTCGACCACCCTGCGGAATTCGATGGTGGAGTGAATCATACCACGATCGGACGCGATGGCCGCATGTTGGACTTTGTTCGGGGCCTCACACCAGAACGTCAACACGTCGCCGCACTGAACTTCCCTCGCCTCGATCTCCACCAGACACTTCCGGAACTCCCGGAGCAGCGTCACCCCGTCCGGGCGGTTGGAGTAGCCCGACATGTCGTGGTAGGTGAAGCCGAAGTGCTGGGCCGTCACGGCTATGACACCGATACAATCCAGCCCCGCACAGGGCAACCGGCCCTGATGCTTGAACCGAGTGCCGACCAGCGAGCGGGCGAACTCGATAATGTCCTGTCGCTGAGTCATAAAGGCTGCCGCGACCCGTTAAGGCCGCGGCACCTGAGTTAGTCGCCAAACATGTAAATCGTACCCCATGCCGCGTTCGCGGGCGGGACCATCGTGTCGTCGGTCGACAGCACTTCCAGCTGCATCCCGCCGTACACCGAGCAGAACTTGTAATAACTCGGGTCGGGATTTTCGAAGTAGAACGACGGGTCGGGGTCGTACTCGTCGGCGATCATCCAGTCCTGGATGTCGATGACCCACGTGTCCCCGTTCATCGCCTCCCAGACGATCTCCATGCCGGTGATACTCGACCGAGTGCCGGTGTCTCCGTCCACACCCAGGTCGATGCGTACTTCCGTAATGGCGTCCACGACGCCGACGTTCACCGACTTACGGCCCTGGCTGAAATCGGTCTGGTACCAAACGTCCCAGGTATCCCCGGGAAACCCGGTGGCGACGTAGTTGAATCCGTATGCGGGGGATTGCCACACGCCATCGGTCTTGTCCTGGTTCCAATCCCAGTCGCACCACTGGAACGCGGTATCAGGCCACGGCGAATTGTTGAGTGGGGCGTAGATGCTCGTCTCGTGGAGCGGAAACGCGATGGTGCCGTCGGCGTTGGAGTCTCCACAATTCCACGAGAACACGGAAACGGCCTGCCCGAAAGAAATCGGGGCGAGTAACAGGAGAAGCAGACACACGAACCTCTTCACGAAAACCTCCATCCGGAGCACTATGTCTTGGCGTCCGGAGTGCGTAAAATGGCGTCAGTTCCGGGAACCCACGGGAATCCCCGGAAGTTGACGATGTTATTAAACTTGGTCAGACACGTCTTATACAGCCGGTCGCAACCCACGACGGCGTTGAACGTGTCTCCGATCGCCACGTCGTACGGCATGGACAGCCATAGAACGATCCTGCCCGCCGTGCCGAAGCTCTTGTTGATCTCCATCGTCAGCCCCTCATTCAACCCGCTCGTCCACTTCAGGTAGCCCCGCTTGAAGTAGTTCGTGGTCTGGCTGACCGTGGTCTGGAAGTCTCGTCGTGCAACGTTGATCGCGGTCACGCTGCCCGAGAACGTAAAGTCCGCCTCGTTCAGCCCGCATCGCTGGTCGCCGAAGGCATGAACGTCGCACGTGCGGGCGAAGATTCTGCCTATCGACATCTTGAGCTTATGGGTCAGCCCTTCGATCTGGGCTTCCCAAAGCACGCCGGTGAACTGGGTATTGACGATCCAGAACGTCGAAATTTCGAACGGGTCAGCCCAGGGATACCTCCAGTCAATCTTAATGGCCTCGACTTTAGCCTGGCGGTACTTGCCAGCACGCAGATCGTCGAACGTGATGGCGTCGCTGGATATGATTCCGGTCGCCTCCCAGTTGCGATCCTTAAATCCGTCCTGGCGTTGTAATGCCGACGCGGAGAAGCCCCCAGCGGGCGTCCATGAGAACCCCGCGTAAGTGATGGGGCGGTCATGCGAGGTGAACCGCAGGACATGTCCGTCAACGCGGGTGATGCGCCACAGCACGGCGAAGCGGTGCGTTCGCTGGAGCCTCAGTGATTCGAGGGCTGGTGATAGTTGGAGCATTACCAGTTATCCTTCGGACAGTAACCCGAGAACAAACTCACCCTCTTGGCCGGGCAGTTACAACCCTCGCATTTCGTATACCCTTCCACGTCCGTGCCCTTGACTAGTTCGAATCCTCCCAACCAGTACTCGCAGGCCCGGCATGCCTCTTTATGCGTTTCGATCTGCAGCAACCTTTGTGGGGAGAACAGTGGGCTGGGCGGAGGGGCGGGGGTGGGCTCGCCTATTACTCGATCCTCCGGCCCTGAATAACTCTCGCACTTCTTACACAACCCCACGGACGGGCGACCGCCGTATAGTCCAAGGTTACAAACTCCATTCAGACCATCGTCCGTCCAGTGGGAGCACTGGACCTGGGGCAGCTTGAGTATTCGCTTCTTCATGACACCACCGGCGAAGAGATCGAGTCGTTGTCCGCACCGACGCACACGTTGTGCGTGAA